GGTTGTAATCCTCGTGATATCGCCATAATTTAAATATATTTATACTGTTGAGCAGGCGTAGAATCCTGTAAATATAATACTTTATTTGATTTTTTCGTTATCGTCAACAGGTTTTGCTTGCTCTAATAGATCAAAAAATCTACCACAGTATTGATGGTCTCCAACATGGGTTATGTTATCCATAGCATAAATATATATTTCTCCTCCCATATCTGTCCATCTTTGACAAAAACCAAAATCCTCACCAAAATATCTTTTAGTCTCTACATCATGTAAGGTATCAAATAAGTTATAGAAGTTTTCTTTTTTAACTTCTTTACCATTAATAACTGTTGGTTGATATATTTCTAATTCTGGATGATTCCTTATCATCTTCTCAATAACTTGTCTTTTAATTAACATACATCCTGTAGGAGCATGAGATACTTTTATAACTCCATTCTCCATAGTCATTTCATTTGGATTGTCCATCTTAATTGGAAATACATGACCTGCTTTTAATACATCATCAGGTGTATTAACCAAATTAGTTTCTTTAATCTTTCTCCACATTTTATCTGTATCAAATGTTTTCATTGGATATGGACAAGAGATAATATCTTTATCTGCACCTATCATTTTATATATAGTGCTAGAATTAAAATCTATATCTGAGTCTATAAACAATAAGTAATCGTAATGATCTTTATGATTTAAAAACTCTGCTACACATAAGTTTCTACCTTGTGTAACTAATGATGATTTAAGTAATGTGAAACTAACTAGTATACCTTGTTGCATACAATCTAATTGAAACTTTAGAACAGCTTGAGTGTAATGCATAGATACTTCACTGTGACAAGGTGTACAAACCATTATCTTTGCTTTTGGTTTATCTGTAATATTTCCTAAATTAATAGTTTTAACATTTGAATTTACCTGTTCTATTTTCTCAGTTTGATAAGTATCTTCATTAGCGTTTGTTTTCTTCTTTTCAGAAAACCATATAGGTTCATTATTTTGCATCTAGTGCTCCTCTCAAAAATCTTGTCCATGCTTGTCCTTTTACTTTCCAGTCGTAAAATCTATTTACATAATTTTGTTGCATCTTTAAATGATCCTGGATGCCTGAATCATGAAGCATATCTGCAGAAGCTTCTATAGCTGCAGCAAACTTTCTAGCTAAACTTTTATAGTCATTAGAGTATGGCACATACATTGGAAACTCTGCACCTGTTTCATATATAGCACCGAAGTTAGTTGTAATACAATATAGACCGGCTGACATAGATTCTAATAATGATATACAAGATGTTTCTTCCCAAATACTTGGGTACACAAACATTCTATAATCTTTTAAATTTTCTTTTATATACTCATTTGGTTTGTAACCAATATAATTTACATTAGGTAATTGTCTTGCTTGTTCATATAAAGCTTCAAATGATTTATCATTAGCCTCTGCAAAATCTTTTCCATATACTTCACAAGAAGAATAAACATCTAAACTAATTAATGGATTCTTAACTAATTGCATTGCACCTAATAATACAGATAAACCTCTCCAAGGTGTACAATGATGTATTATCTTTATAGGATCACCTTTTTTATATTGTGTTGCAATAGGTTGTACTTCTTCAATACCATTTTTAATAACTGCACATTTTTCTCTAGGTAAATCAAATCTTTTTGTAAATTGTTCAAAGTTCCAATTGGAATTAAATATATACCAATCATATTTATTATGATTTGATTTATCTTTAAACCATGGATGTAGATTAGGTTGATCCCAAGAATTTTTTTGCCAAAGAATATTTAATTTAGTTGGATGTAAAGGCACCTTACCTGGAATCGATGTACAAATTTCTACTTGATTAAGTAAGCTAGGTTCTACATGCTTTCTTAAATATTCAAATTGTAACTCTGTCCCGCCTCTAGGATTTTGGTTTGCCATTATTTTGATTCATTACTTTCTGAAATACTTCAAGACCTTTGTTAGTAATTTGAACTGTAACATCTTGTACAATATCAGGTCCTTCTACTTTCTCTTTAGACACTTCTCCAGTTTTAGTATTTCTGTATGTTGTTGTAGTAACACAATCTATTTTAGGTATATCATGTGTATGTGGAACATCACCACCTTCATGAGAGTGAGTGATACCATCATCGTGAGTGTGCTCTAATTTATCTTTATTCATTCTGTTATTCTAATAACACTAATCTTTATTAATTTCAAGTATAGATACAATTACTATCAATCTATCCGCTACACTGGCTGTGCATTTTAGCGCTTCACTTTCTTCAAGAATTAATGGCTCAGTCAATATTTGACTTGTTGATCTAGCAGTTGTCGAAAGTTGTGTAAATATAGGAAACTCTGCTGAAGAAGCATTAACAACTTTCATTGAAATATCAGCACCAGCTCCTGAATCATTATGAAGTAAAATAGATTTTATTATAGCTCTAGAGTTTGAGGGTGAAGTATATAAAGTTACTTCACTTGTAGAATTTAAATCTGCCTTTGCGTTTTTATATATGTTAGCCATGCATTAACCAAGTAAATCTTTCTTGCTCCTGTTTTAAATCTTCTAAGAAAGATGTATTAAGTTGATTTTTAACTGTATCTAATGCCTCTAAAATTTGTCTTTGATTTGATACGTCATATTCTTGAGAAGGTTCTGGTATACTAACTACTACTTTTGCCATTATCTTCTTCCATCTGGTTGAGCATCTAGTCTTAAAGTTCCATATCTCCAAGTTTCACCAGTGCTATCATTTTCTATTTTTAATGCTACAAGTCTTCCTCTTGCTCTAGTGTCTATTTTATCAGTAGAAGACGTAATTGTAAATGGGCCAAGAGGTGAGCTAGATGCAGTATTATTTGGATAGTCGTTTAATAATAATGTAATTTTTGAATTACCTGTAAGAATTTTAAAGTCAGGTATAAATCTTTTTACTGACATAAAGAACTCTCCATCTCCTCTGTAGTCAACCGAGCCTGTTGCTTTACCTTGTCTAGTTCTAACTTGTGTAATATCAAAATCTCCAGATTGAATAAATGCAGGAATAGCTGTTGTACCTGAGCTATTAACTTGATCTGTTCCAACTTCATGAGCATAGTATGTAGTTGCTCCATATTTATTTGTAATACCTAAAATATCTGGAAACACAGGTAAAGATGTAGAGTTATATTCTGTTGCATAAGGTACATCAAAAACTCCAGTGTCAACATATGTAGTTCTAGCTAGTGATGAAGTTGTCCAAACATTTTCTCCGTAGTTATATGTAACGCATCTATCGATTTGTGTTGAGCCAGATTTTGGATAAAACCAGTTTACTTCACCGTAAAGTGTATTGTGTTCTGCATAAATTGTTTCTGTTGCATTAAAATTTATACCTAAATTATTTGAAGTTGTTGTGAAAACAAAGTCTTCAACTAAACAAGGTAGAGATTTTACTGTACCATCAAATACAAAGAAACCACCTTCTCCTGACATCCAAAATACTTTACCATCAGAATAAGTTAATGCGTGTTGTGAAATTAATCCACAGTTAGAACCAACTTGTCTAATACTAAATGTAAAAGGTGGGCCAACAAACTGAATTACATAAGCAGCGCTATCTGTTAAAACTAAAGTATAATCTTTACCTGATACTGCTCCAACTATTTTATTGCCTTTATCTAATCTAAATGTACCTGCAGTATTAACGGCGGTAGGTGCGTAGTCATTTAAATCTTCTTGATTAGAAAATCTTATAAACATTGGATCTTGAGTTAATGCATTACCAATTGTTGTTTCAGTTCCAAAATGAAATAAGTGCCTATCTTTATCAGAGACTTGAGTTAATCTTGACGCTGTTGGATTATTTGAAGTTGAAGCACCAGATGTACTTGTAGATGCTCTAATTGTTCTTGCGTTTGCTGCACCTGCATTCCAAGTAAATGTTTTACCATCTCTAATTGTTGCAACAAGAACTTGACCATAGTTATCAAGACTCCAGTTTCCTGGATCCAGAGTCACAGAACTTGTATCTCTTTCTGTTCCCCAAGTAGAAGTGTTCCATGTAGAAGTACTCCAACCATAACCAAGTGTTTGAAAGACTGGTCCAACTTGTACATAAGGATTAACTGTTGCAGCTCCTACTGCAGTCATACCAGATCCTCCTTCGTTTCTTACTGCTTGAACTGTAAACTTATCTGAATTTGCAACTGTTAAAATTTCATAAGCTACTTCCAATTCTGCTGCTGTGTAATCTGAGTCACTTGTAACTGTTACTCCAGATAATGTTATATACCTTCCAACCTCTAATCCATGTGATCCTTTATTAACTTGTAAAACATTTGAACCATTAACTGTAGTTAATGTACATCCTGTTATAGCTGTGTCCAATGGTGTGATATCAAAAAACTGTTCTCCATAATATAAAAACAAACCTTGTGAAGTTCCTATAGCTGCATATCTTTCACCGGCTAAAGATGTCCAAGTATGTTGAGCACGTGCCACTCCAGGTAAAGTTTCACCTGCAATAGATAATTGATTCCAACCACCTATTTTTTCAGGTAGTCCATATCTAAATCTAACAAAATCACCATCAACCCACTGAGATTCTCCTCCTGAATCTGTGACCATTTTATTAAAACCAGGCTTGAAATTTAATTTTTGTAGCATATAGTGCTTTATATCTTATAAATAAAGAAAATGAAAGCACGATGATAACCATAATTAATGATTTTTTTGAAGAAGACAAATTTGAACAAGTTGTAAATCACGTAAAAAACAATATTTCTTTTACCCCACAGTGGACTGGCGATAGGTCAAAAACAAAAGACAATTTTTATGGAAACAGGTTTTGTTTAAACAACGATGAAAACCTACTTAATACTTTTATAAAACAAGGTGAAAAAAAATTTAACATGAAAATCAATAAAGTGCATGATGATTGTGGTATTGATCTAAGAAATTTAGATAGATTTCTTCCTCATATAGATGATGTTGGGGGTATAAAACTTAATATGCTAGTTATGTTAGATGGACCAATTGGTGTTACAACAGGAACTGTTTTTTATACAGATGGTGAACTAGATATTCATGTTGGTTTTAGACCAAATAGAGCAGTCTTGTTTCCATGTACTTACTATCATTGTGCACATCAAAGTGATATTAAAAATTTAAAAAGATATACCGCAAGTATTTTTATAACAGAATATAATTTGTAAAATGAAAGATCATTTAGAAGCAGTTGTTAAATTAGATAATATAATTTGTAAAGATTTTATAGATAAAATAATACCTTTAATAGATAATAAAGCTAAAGAAAATATGCAAATTTTTAGTGGTGTAAATAAAGAAGTAAGAAATGTAAAAGGTCATTATTTAGATATTGAAGGAAGTCCTACAGATGTGTTTTACTGGAATTTTATAAAAACAGAAATAGAAAGACTATATTACTTTTATAAAATTAAATTTCCTAAAATGGCAAGTAATAAAATTAATCAAATAGATTTATTAAAATATAGTGTTGGAGGAAAATATAATATACATACTGATCATTTTACAAATTTTCCCAGACATTTAAGTATTATAATGAATTTAAATGACACATACGAAGGAGGGGATTTAATTTTTACAGATCAAAATGATAATGAGATTAAAAGATTAAAACTTAATAAAGGATCTATTGTGTTTTTTCCAAGTAATTTCATGTATCCACATAGTATTCAACCTATTACGAAAGGGACAAGATATAGTATTGTTGCATGGTTAGAGTAAATGAATTTAGCTTTTAATTTTAAAGATCAATTATTTTGGATTCACAATTTTTTACCACCAAATACATATAAACAAATGTATGTTAATTTAATTAAAAATAGAAATAAATTAAGTTTTAAAAAAACAGGATATGGTTGGTTGGGATATAAAGAGGAAGAAGAAAACTCTACTGAAAGTTATCTTCAAGATAAAAATGAATCATATAAATTAGATAATTTTTTAAAAGAATATAACCTTCTTTTAAAACATCAACCTTTTGTAAATTTAATAAATCAAAATCCTACAAGTCACATTAGAAGAAGTAAATATGGTCAACATGTGACATGGCATATAGATGGAGGAGATAATAGAAAATATGGAGCCACTTTTTATTTCAATAAAACATGGAATGAAAGTTGGGGTGGCGAGTTTATGTTTAAAAGCGATCAAGGATCTGGTTTTATACCTGTAGTAGGTAATTCTATTGTTATTGTCAAAAGTGGTTTAAGACATAAAGTTAATGCTAATTTAAAAAAAACTCATCACAGGTTTACTATTCAAACATGGCTCAATGAAAAATAAATTAATTAAAAATTTTTTCGATAAAAAAGAATTGGATTTACTTCATAAGTATACTGATTATAAATTAAAATCAAATAAAGACTATGTATTAGATGGTTATGCATTTTCACCTGCATGGTACAATGATGCTTTAATGATTTCTTTTTTAGATACTAAATTATCTTTAGTAGAAAAAGAATCTAAATTAAAATTATATCCAACATATGCATATTGGAGATACTATGTACATGGTGCACATTTAAGAAAGCATACAGATAGACCCTCTTGTGAAATATCTATTACTGCGTGTATTAAAAAATATGATAATTGGCCTATTGTTGTTGAAGGCAAAAAATTTGAATTAAATGAAGGAGATGCTGTTTTATATTTAGGATGTGATCAGTTACATTGGAGACCTGATACATATAAAGGTGAAGGAATGGCACAGGTTTTTTTACATTATGTAAATCAAAATGGACCCTTTACGCACCATAAACACGATGAGTTTTATATAAGAACAGGTAGAAAAGAACGTGAAGGAGATTTTAAAAAATAACATGAATTTTAGATTATATGATTTTATTGAAACAGATAAATTTCAATTTTTAAGAATACATAAAAATGGAAACACAAGTGTTAGTAAATGTATTCATGATGATTATGGAAAAGAAGTACGCTACACTCATCAGTTATCTAAAAAACTTAGATTTTGTGTTATAAGAGATCCTTATGAAAGATTTTTATCAGGGTTAAAATGGGATTTATGGATTAATAAAATTGATATTAAAGATGTTGATATAAAAAAATTATTTACTACAAACGAGCACCACGTAAGAAATTTATTAAGTAAACAAATTAGTCATTCAGTTTCACAAGTTCCTTATCTATTTAATGCTCAATGTAGTCACTATATAGATATATCTGATTTAACTATTTTTTTAAAAATGCATTTTAAAAAAAGTCAACATCAACTTAAACTTGAAGATTTAAAAAAAGATGTATCATTACAGACTCATTTTTTAGGTAAAGAATTTGTAAAACAAAACAAATTAGTTTCTGATAATACAAAAGATATTGAAAAATATCTAGATAAAGATGAAATAATGAAATATTTACATTTAGATTATTTTGTATACAACCACTTAAAACAATCTCCATTTTTATGGGAATGGCAACAAGGAAGGATTTTTTAGATGAAAGAAAAAACAGTTAATATAACTAATTTTATAGGTGTGTATGATAACTATATTACTGAACAAGAATGTAATAAAGCCATTAAGTTATATGAAGAACAAAATAAATTTCATAACACCGTAAATAGAATAGGTGGAGAACAGGCTTCTATATTACATAAACAAGACCAACAATTTTTTGCAGCACCATATAATTTAGACATATGGTGGGAAGAATTAAAACCCATGATGATAAATTTTGATTTAGCGTGGAATCACTATCTTAAAAATACAGGAGGTGATGAAGCTTATGGGGTTCCTTTTCATTTTACAGATTTAAAAATACAAAAAACCTTACCTACAGAAGGTTATCATATTTGGCATATTGAACATGGAAAAGGATATCAAAATGAATCTAGAGCTTTTGTATTTTCTATTTATTTAAATGATGTAGAAGAAGGAGGAGAAACAGAATTTCTCCATTTTTCAAAAAGAGTACAACCTAAAAAAGGAAGAATAGTTATCTGGCCGGCAGGGTTTCCATATGTACATAGAGGTAATCCTCCTCTTGCCGGTGAAAAATATATGTTAACATCTTGGATGTTACTTAGATAATGATAAATAATTACGACTTATTCGTAACAAGAATCTCTCATGGTAAATTACCTTTGCAGCCATTATTACATAAAGAGATACTTTCTTTTATAGATAAAAATTATAAAAAAACAAAAACATATTCTTGTATACAAGGATTTCAATTTCATGAAGATTTTGATGGTAGAGAAAAATTAAATAATTATTTAAATAGTTTTCTAAATAATGTTTTTAGAAGTAATATAGCGCATGGATGGTTGAATGTATTAGGAAATAATTCATATAATATGCCTCATTATCACACTGGAAACGAAATATCTTTATCTGGAGTTTTATATCTTTCTAATGGAAATAATATAAATTTTACAAAAGATGGTCAAGTATTTGAGTTGCAACCAAAAATGTTTGATTATTTAATTTTTCCTCACAATTTAGTGCATTACGTATTGCCAGAAAAAAGAAATGAAAAAAGAATATCTTACGCGTTTAATTTAAGACCAATTAAGTCTTTATAATATACATTATAGTTAGGTAAGGCTGTAAAACAGAAGTCGCATCTCCAGTAAAGTTCGCACTCATATTATGAGAGTGTCCTCCACCACCACCTGAGCTGTTTGTATTTGATGGACCTCCTCCACTTCTATCATATCTACCACCACTACCAGTTCCGGTTCTTCCAGGACCATTAAATTGACTAGCTTGAGGGTGACTATGAGAAGCAAGTTGTGCTGTTGATAGAGTTGCATTAGCTGTAGAACCTGCAACATTTCCAGTAGCCGCTACAGTATTTGCTCCACCAGTTGAAGCTAAAGCTTTATTATTAGATTTACTTACTATACATTTATCTTGCACATCAGGTACATTAAAAGTAGATGAACCATCACCTGCTCCATAAGTTGTACCTACAAGTGTAAATAACGCAGAGTAAGTACTTCTTGAAACTGCTTGACCATTACATTCTAAATATCCTGTCGGTACAGAAGAATCTGACCAAGGTATAATAGTTGCTGTAGGAATACCTTCAATATCAGTTAAATTAGCTCCATCGAAATCATATTTTGTTGCTTCGTAGTTTGACATAATTTATCCTAAGTTTTAATAATATATATTACAGTTAAATATGGTTGTACAACTGAAGTTGCATCACCGCTAAAGTTCGCACTCATATTATGAGAGTGTCCGCCTCCACCACCTGTACTACCTGTATTAGTTGGACCATCTGCTGCTCTTTTTCCAGGCCACGGCATATTTACCCATATCCAAGAAGATCTACCAGGGTATGGATATTGTGTACCTTGAGGGTGAGAGTGAGAAGCAAGTTGAGGTGTTGACAAAGTTGCATTGGCTGTAGATCCTCCAACGTTTCCAGTTTTAGCTACAGTGTTTGCTCCACCAGTTGATCCTATAGTTTTGTTGTTAGATTTTCCAACAGGTACATTGTCTTGTAAATCAGGAACATTAAAAGTACTTGAACCATCTCCAGAACCATAAGTTGTACCTACGATTGCAAACAATGCAGAGTATGTAGATCTTGAAACTGCTGCACCATTACATTCTAAAAATCCAGATGGCACTGATGAAGTAGACCATGGAACTATAGTTGCCGTAGGAATTCCTTCAATACCTGTAAGGTTTGCTGCGTCGAAATCATATTTTGTTGCTTCGTAATTTGACATAATTTATCCTAAGTTTTTATTACATATATAACAGTTAAATATGGTTGTACAACAGAAGTTGCATCACCAGAAAAGTTTGCACTCATATTATGAGAGTGTCCACTACCTGAACCTGAACTACCTGTGTTTGTAGAAGAAGTACCTCTTGGTGGGTTGTTTGGATTTGGTTGATACACACCCGGTCCATTACTTTGTGAACTTTTACCATGACTATGAGGAGCAAGTTGAGGCGTTGATAAAGTTGCATTCGCTGTAGAACCCCCAATGTTTCCAGTAGATTGAACTGTATTTGCTCCACCAGTTGAAGCTAAAGCTTTATTATTAGATTTTCCAACTGTTACGTTGTCAGATAAGTTAGGAACAAGAAAAGTAGATGAACCATCACCTGCACCATAAGTTGTACCTACGATTGCAAATAAAGCTGCATAAGTTGATCTTGAAACTGCTTGACCATTACATTCTAAAAAACCTGTCGGCACTGATGAAGTAGACCATGGTATAATAGTTGCTGTTGGAATTCCTTCGATGCCTGTAAGGTTTGCTCCTGAATAATCGTATCTTGTCGCTTCGTAATTTGCCATTTTTTCTCCTACGAAGAATAAGAGGTAGGTCTAGGCCCTAGTCTAGCAATTTTCTCCGATTCAGTTTCTTCTCTTAGTTCTCCTGCTTGTCCTCCTGATCCTGGTGACACTTCAATAGTTAAAGTATCATTATCCCAATCTGCTTGGAGTTTAGATAAATGAGCTGAGTCCCATCTGTCACTAAATTGACTGATGTCTCCTAAGTCTGCATCTACATAACTACAATGAGGAGTTTCATCTCTATGTTCTACTTCATCAGAAGTATTAGAAGTACCATATTGAATAGCCCAAATATTTGCGAATTTTGATTGATTCCAAAAAGCATCATCATCAATTTTGTATCCAACGCCTTCATCAGCCCCTTCTGCATAATTTTTAACAATTGCTTTGTCTTCAAATATTACTGTCCAATTTCCAGTTGATGCCATATTATTTCTCCGTGTAAGTCCATCCTGTTGTAGCATCTCCAGAATATACTAATCCAAAAGCTGCACCTTGTGTATTAACTACAAGATCAGCTGCTGAGTTAGCTATATTAGAACCTGCTCTACCAACAGTTAATGCGTTAGTATTAAAATCATAACCTTGATCTACAAAATTTACTTGATCACCTAGTGATGGTGATGATGGAAGAGTTACTGTTACTGCTCCACCATTTGTATTTACTAAAATTTGAGCGCCTGCTTGAATTGTTTCTGCTGCTGATACTGCTCTCCATTTTTTAAGTTCACCTGCTTTTACAACATTAGTTCCATCAGAATATAAAGTGTAAGTGTGACCTTCACATAAAAGTACACCTGTTCCAGATGTAGTTTTAAAAGTTAAAGTATATCCAGCGTGATTACATGCATCTTCAACAAGATAAGTTTTTTCTACTGAATCTGGAATAGTAACATTAACATTAGCTTCTAAAGTTCCTGTTAATTTAATAACTTCATTTTTACCATTTGATAAAGCACCATTTGTAAAAGTTAATGCTCTAGATGCGTTAGTTACATTAAATGCATCATAACCACCAATTGCTTGTTCAAGAATTAGTAAGTTAGTATTTGTAATTTGTCCCCAAGTTCCTGAATTTTCTCCAGTTGCTTGTACTGTTAATTTTAAACTAGCTGATGTTGAGTTTGCCATAATTTAAATTCCTTATTTGCGTTTACTTTACTAAAAAATTGAGTTTGTGTCAAACTCATTATGCAGCTACTTCTTGCCATCCTGGAGGAGTTATAGGCGCTGTACCTGTGTTTACTTCGTTCCAGATTAAAGCACTACCAGAACCTTGTGCCATAGTCAAGGCATTTCCTGTAAGTAAAACATCTACATGAATAATAGGTGTAACAGAAGCTACTCTTGCTAAACCAGGTAATCCAGTTAAAGGTACTTCTTGTCCAGGAACTACTACAACACTTCCTAAATTTGCATATAATCCAATACCTGTTACGTCTTGTGGAACATCTCCTTGCATTCCTAAGTAACCGGTAGCACCGATCATAAAGTTACCAGTTACTCCAGCATCAGGAGCAGGATCAACAACACCTAATGTAGCTGCAGCAACATTTAAAGTATTAAGAATTACACCACCGGTTCCTACTGTTGCTACTGTTCCAATATTTGCATTCATTGCAATACCAGTTGGTGTTGCAGTTGCGTATTGACCTTCAACGCCCCATGCGTTTACGTTCCATTGTTGTCTACTCCAACCAGTTTGATTATACGCATCAATGGTTCCAAGATTTACTGAAGCATGATTTGTTGTAAGCATTGCATCAGGACCAGCATCAGCATTTGCTAATGTGCCCGACATTGTTAAACCTGTAGGAAAAACTGTATTTGCAATATCTATAAATGCAGATCCGACTGCACCTGTCATTCCCATTCCTAATGGAACAGGAGATACATCAATTTGAGAACCAATAGTACCAATACTAAAAGATGCAGCAATCCCTGTTGGAATCACAGTACCAAGTTCACCCCAGGCATTTAAGCCCCACTCAATACGTCCCCAACCTGTATTTATATCACCGTCAATTTCGGTAGTTGTACCAAGGACACCAGATAAACTTACCCCCGTTAATGTAAACGTAGGATCAGCTAAATCGTTCCATTGGTTTTGACCCCAAAAGCCACTGCTCCAAGTTCCTGATGCCATAGGATTTTAACTCCTATGTACTAACCAGAGATTCTTAAAATCGCTGCTGTTGATGTAGCTGCTGGAAACTGAATTGTGAAAACACCTGCAGTCGCTGTTTTATCTGCTCCAAAATCTAAAGCACATACAGCTGCATTAGTTGCAGTTGCAGAAGTGTTGTAGATTAAAGCTCCTCTAGCAGTTAAAGTCACACCAGTAAAAGATCTGTCTGCGAAATCAACTCTTGCGACACCGGCTGTTATAGAAGTTCCATTGTTTACAAGTAACCCGCCACCAGAAGTGTATTGACCTGTATTTGAAACTTCTCCTGTAGCTGTAAATGCAGTTGTTGCTGAGTTTAGAGTAGCTGAAGAAGTATAAAGAGCGATTTTAAACTTGTCATCACCAGTACCAAAATTATGCTCACCTTCCAATAGTTCTTTTTTGAAAGAATTGCAAATTGCTTGTGTAATAGCCATAGTTTTATCTCCTTATTATTATTTACCGCCGACACGAGGAACACCACTTTGATATTCATCACGTCTTCGTCTTCCCATTTGTTCTATAGAGAAGCCTTCTACTACTTGTTTATACTTTCCTTCGTATAATTGCAAGAGATCATTTGGCCCCTTTAAGAATGAAAATGCTTCAACTAAGCATGCATATAATAAGCCATTGGGAAATTGTTGGCTGATATATGTTTGTGTATTTGTACTAGATAAAGTCTCAGGTTTCAAGATATAATTTAACTGAATAGTATATGTAGCGTTTGGAGTTGGTGCCAGAACTATTGTATTATCATCCCACCAACTGTAATATTTTGGAACACCTTGAGCGTTAGTAGGATTAAATTCAGACATAAAACTAGAATCTCTCCATTGTAAAAATTCTCTATTATCAGCTTGACCTACTCCATCAGAATCTACAATTTGAGCTGATCTAATTAGTAAAGTATCATCAGGTGTATCAATAAATCTTGTTCCTGAAATTACTTGAGCTGTTGCATATCTTTTATTTGCATCAACATCTACATCTCTCATTATTCTTAATTCTGCATCTCGAATAATATCATTTGTAATAGAGTCAGTTAAAACATTTGAACTAACTTCTGTATAATCTCTAATTTTTTGTACTAGTTCAGCGTATGTCATGATATTGTTATTGTAACCTCTCCTAAATTAGTTCGTGCTTCCCTTTTTATATTAATCTCACTTCCATTTTCAGGAACCATACTATTTGAATTTGTACTAAAAGAAAAAGGTGCTGGCAAGGTTAAATCTACAGCTATTCCTCCTCCACCACCTGAAGCAAGTGTAAATATTTGTGGTCTTGCATTTCTTAAACCTTGACCATCCGCAGTAGTTGGTTTTGGATCTAGTTGTGGATGTTTTGCTTCAAACTCTGATGTATGTACACGTGCACCATTCCATTCAATAACCATTTCTGAATATGGAAATGCTTGACCAGAACGATCAGATATAAATTGTGCGTATTTCCCTCTTGATAAATTAGACATTTGGATAATAAGTTTTCGGGGTTATAAAAGAACTTGAAGGTGAACCATCTTCTTCTAATGCTCTTTTTAATTCATCTTCATACAATAATTTCATTTGTTGTGTAAGTTCTGGTTTTACTTTTTGTGAAAGATAATATGCTAAACCTGCACACATACATGGTACAAATCTATACGGTACATCAGCTTCATTTGTATATGCACCTGCATCTTGAATTCTTTTTACATAGTAATAATTAAGTTTGTTTCCAGCTTCAGAGGAACCAGGAGTTAAGTATAAAGTAATAGTTACCTTATCAATAAATCTTTGAACAAAATATTGTGTAGGAATTCCTGTATTTGTTTTATTAGAAAGACCTTGATACGCAGATCTATTAATTTTAGTTAATGGAAAATCAGTTGAAGAAGAATTTCTATATACAGCTTCTAGTACATCATCAACACCATAAACTGCAGTTGCATCAGAAGTTCCATCATCTGTTGATCTAAACATTGTGTATGTTGATTTACCAGCAACTAAAGTTATATCGTTATTTCCAACTTCCCAAAAATGCAAACCTCTGTTTGCCCATTCTTGAAACATTATATTTAAAGAACGTCTTGCAGATTTTATATCATTTCCAGAATAATCAAAACGTCCTAATCTTTCATAAGCTTCGGTGATAATATCATCGATAGCAAAATTTTTTTCAAAGACTGTAGTTCCTGAAGTTGCCATTAAGCTCCTGTTATAGTTACTGTAATGCTTCCACCTGCTCCTGCTAAATTATAAACAATACCATTTTCAAA